AGCAGGGCTTTTGTTTGTAGTAGCCAAGGATTTTGTTACAGAAGAGTACGAGTTTACCCAGCGGAACGCCTACTTTGAGCCGTTTATACCCATTGTGCAGCAACTCGAAGAAGCAGTAAAATCGGATGTTTGGAACCCTAAACGCAACTTCACTTGCAGGAAATGGTGTCCAGTGCTTGGTTGCTCACATAACGGGAGAAATTAAATGCCACGAAATTACAAACGAGAATACGAAACCTACCACGGTTCCGAGGAGCAAAAGAAAAATCGTGCTGCTCGCAATAAGGCTAGACGCCAGGCTATTCGAGATGGTAAGGCTAAAAAAGGTGATGACAAGGACGTGCATCACACCACCGCTATATCTAAAGGTGGTATTAAAAGCAAAACAAAAGTTGTGGATGATTCTGTAAATAGATCTTTTGATCGAGATTCCAAACGCAGAATGATTTCAGAAGTAAGTCCGCGAGAGCGTAAAAAATAAAACATAGCTGGGCTAGACCCAGCGGAGAGAGCTGTGAAGATTATTGACAACCGGGCGTTACTGCTTAAGGTACGCGACGCTGACCGCATCACTAAAATCATACCCAAAAGCCGGGTTATGAAAACCCATGACGACCACTACGAAGTGCTGGTCAACTGGGATATGCATGAGGTGCAGGTCTTAAAAAATTTAAATATCAAAAACATTCCATCTCCAATTCTTAAGCAGTATCACTGGCGGGGGATGTACAAACCTTTTGATCATCAGAAAACTACGGCGTCTTTCTTGACCCTGCACAAACGAGCTTTTTGCTTCAACGAGCAGGGCACCGGCAAGACCGGCTCTGTAGTCTGGGCTGCGGACTATCTAATAAACCTGGGGATTATTAAGCGGGTGCTAGTGATCTGTCCCCTATCAATCATGGAGTCGGCCTGGAGATCGGATCTTTTCAAGTTTGCCATGCACCGCCGGGTAGATGTGGCCTACGGAGCTCGCAACAAACGTAAAGATGTTATAGAAAGTGACGTTGAATTTGTCATTATTAACTTTGACGGTGTCGAGATCATCGCCGATGACATCGCCCAGGCTGGCTTTGATTTGATCGTGGTGGATGAGGCCAACGCCTACAAGAACCCCGGGACTAAACGCTGGAAGGTTCTCAACCGTCTGATCAAGCCCCAGACTTGGCTGTGGATGATGACCGGAACCCCGGCGGCTCAGTCCCCCGTGGACGCCTACGGTCTGGCTAAGTTAGTGGCTCCTGACCGTGTACCGAAATACATGGCTTCTTTTCGAGATCAAGTCATGTACAAAGTTACCCAATTTAAATGGGTGCCGCGCCCTAACTCTGAAGTTATTGTCCATGATGCGTTGCAACCAGCCATCCGGTTTACCAAAGAGCAGTGCCTGGATTTGCCGGAAATGACCTACGTCACCCGGGATGTGCCGCTATCAGATCAACAGCAAAAGTATTACGAGATCATGCGTAAAGAAATGCTGGTTTACGCAGCAGGCGAGCAGATAACTACAATCAATGCCGCAGTCAATCTCAATAAATTACTTCAATTATCCGGCGGGTGCGTCTATGCGGACACGGGCGAAGTGGTGGAATTTGACGCTGCCAACCGGCTTAACGTGCTGGAAGAGGTCATTGATGAGTCCAGTCATAAAGTATTGGTATTTGTGCCCTTTCGGCACGCTATCGAGGCGGTATCTGTCCACCTTAAAAAACATTACACCGTAGAGGTCATTCACGGCGGTGTATCGGCTGGGGCCAGAACAAAGATTTTTGAGCAGTTTCAAAACGAGAAGGACCCCCGGGTGCTGGTCATCCAGCCACAAGCAGCCAGCCACGGGGTAACCCTACATGCTGCCAATACTATTGTCTACTGGAGTCCAGTGATGTCTGTGGAGACCTACCTACAGGCTAACGCCCGGGTGCACCGTGCGGGTCAGAAAAACCCGACTACGGTAGTCCACCTTCAGGGTAGTCCCGTAGAGAAGCGGCTTTACAAAATGTTGCAGGACAAAATTGATGTACATACAAAACTTGCAGATCTTTACGAAGAGCTCTTGACATTGTAAAGAATAGTACCCATAATCAGAAAAAATATAAGGAGAGCAACATGGATACAACTACAGAACGCCTGATCAAGGCATACATAAAACTTCGCGACGCTATCGAAGAAAAAGAGCGTGAGAAAGGTAAGCTCAAAGAAATGCAGGAAAAGATTTCTGTTGAGCTCTTGGCTCGATGCGAAGAAGCTGGTGGTAACATCAGCATCCCAAATGTCGGCAGAGTAAGCCGTCGTGTATCGAAGCGTTATTGGACAAGTAATTGGCCTGCGCTTTACAAAATCATCAAGGAACGTGATGCGTTTAATTTACTTCATCAGCGGATTACTAACTCCGCTATGGAACAGTTTCTTGAAGATAACCCAGACATCATGCCAGAAGGCTTGAATCTGGACAGTGAGCAAACCGTAGTAGTAACTCGAGCATCTTAATAAGGAGAGTACCATGTCAGACGTAACACTGTTTAAAGGCGGTATCCCCGTCCATTTGCAAAAAAAAGAACTGGATGACGCCACCAAAGCACTAATGGGTGTGCGTGCATCTAATGAGCCGCCTGTCGGCAAACGGATCTCAATCAAAGCTGGAGTATTCCGCATGATTGTAGATGGTGAAGAAGTAGCACAGAACGAAGAGCGTTTTATGAACGTGGTGGTTGTAGCCGCAGCCCCGAAAGACTCACGTACTTTTTATGCTGCTCAGTTCAAGGAAGGCCAGAAGATCTCTGCTCCTGATTGCTTCTCCGATGATGGCGATTTACCCAGCGCCAAGGCTCGTAACCCGCAGTCCAAGCGTTGTGTAGACTGCCCACAAAATCAGGCTGGCTCAGGCCCTAATGGTAAACGTGCGTGCCGTTACAGCCGCCGTCTTGCGGTCGTGCTTGAAGGTGATATCAATGGTGATGTCTACCAGCTTACGCTGCCCTCAAACTCGCTATGGAATGCAGACAATGGCAAGATGGGCATTAAACCTTATGCCGAGCTGTTGGGCAGTCATGGTTTAAACATCACTGACGTAGTGACCGAGGTTCGGTTTGATACTGCAAGCTCCTCACCAAAGTTAGTGTTCAAAGCCGTGCGCCCCTTGTCCGAAGAAGAGATCGTTTCGGTGCAGACCAAAGGTAAAACTGCAGATGCTCAAAAAGCTATTGGTAATACACCTGCTGCCTTAGACGGTGCCAAAGACGAAGTACCCAAGGCTATCGAGAACAAGGCACCTGTAGCAGAGCCAGTCAAAGAGCCCGTAAAGCGGGAGAAAAAAGAAGCCGCGCCTAAGAACGTGGAAGAAATCCTTGACGATTGGGGCAACTAAGGGGTGGGGGCTTATGCCCCCTTTTAAACCATGATTGGATACACATTAGCGCTAGTAAAGACTGTCAGACGTGCGCCAAAGCATAAGCTAGGAGTGCGATTGGGAAAGGCTTGCATCGAGGCCAACATCCCGATTTCACAAGTGGCTAGAGATTTTAGGGTTACTCGTCCCACGATATATGCGTGGTTCACTGGTAAGTCAAACCCTAATTGGCGACAAGAGATAGCTATTGAAAATTACATAAAAAAGCTGACGTAAGTCTTCATAAACCTGTTTTTTTGATTGAGAGCGTATGACCTCAAGGAATCTCTTTCTCTCCGCAGTCTTGCCTTCAAGCGGCTTGTACTGTGCGGTGGGACTAAGAAAAGGGGCCCCGAGGCAAAGTTTTGTAGAGACACTAGAACAATTAAATGAAACTGTCGAAGAGCTGCTCGCAGAGAGCTTTGATGTTTATTTCGGCTGCGCTAAGTTTGAAGATAATTCTGGGAGAACTGCAAAAAATGCTAAGTGGTTCAAGGCGTTCTGGCTAGATTTAGATTGCGGTGAGGGTAAACCGTATGAAAGTCAAGTGCAGGCGCTGGCTGCACTAAAAGAGTTTTGCGTTACTACAGGACTTCCAAAACCTACGATCGTTAATTCTGGTCGTGGTGTTCATGCTTACTGGACTCTAGTAGAGACTATTGGGTATAACGAGTGGAAGCCAGTAGCAGAAGCATTTAAAAAACTCTGTGCGGCTAATAACCTGCATTCTGATCCTGCAGTAACTGCGGATGCGGCTCGGATACTTCGTGTACCTGATACTTTAAATTTTAAAAACTTAGAGTCGCCCCGCAAGGTTGCCGTCATGGCGATGTCTGTTGAGATCGAGTTTGAGATATTTAAAAACAAGATCAAGGTAGATTTTCTTGAGACGATGCCGACAACCAAGAAAGCCTTGGATGAAACAACACGGTCGCTCATGGGTAACCGGATATCCAAGTTTCACAACATAATGGTGAAGAGCAAAGATGGTAAAGGGTGCTCGCAGCTTAATTACATTTACAAAAACCAATCAGAGGTTTCAGAACCGCTATGGTTTTCTGCGCTATCAATCGCTAAATTCTGTGAAGACGGGCGCGAAGCGGCGCATAGAATTTCAAATAAACATCCCGGCTACAACCCTACGGATGTCGAAAATCGCTTGGATCGAATCGCGGGTCCACACACCTGCGTTAAGTTTGAGGAACATAACCCTAAAAGATGCGAGAGTTGCGTTCACAAAGGTAAGATTACATCACCTATCCAGTTGGGCACCGAGATCGCCCAGGCAACTGCTGAAGATAATATTGTTGTTATCCAGAACGAAACGCTTGGACAGAAAGTCACAGTCGAGATTCCTCAATTCCCTTTTCCTTATTTCCGGGGAAAGAATGGAGGGGTTTATAAGCGCGGAGTGTCTAATCCAGATTCTGAAGAAGACTCGGAAGACGTACTCATTTACGAACATGATTTTTATGTTGTTAAGCGATTAGAAGATCCTGATGCAGGAGAGATGGTTTGGATGCGGCTACACATGCCGCGAGATGGCATTCGCGAATTTGCAGTGCCCCTAACTAGCGTGGGGGCCAAAGACAAGCTTAGAGAAATTATCGCTGCCAAAGGTGTGGCAGCACTTGGTAAACAAATGGATGGAATCATGGCATACATAACTAGATGGGTAAAAGAGTTGCAGACAATGACAAGCGCGGAGCTTTCTCGCGTGCAGTTTGGTTGGACTGCTGAAAATACTTTTGTATTAGGGGATCGAGAGATTCAAATAGGCGAGGTAATTTATAGTCCACCATCCACAGCCACAATTAACTTAGTTCCTTCTTACACCAAGAAAGGCACGCTCGAGGGCTGGCGCAAACTGGCTAACTGGTACAACCGGCCTGGCATGGAGGCTCGGGCATTTAATTTATTTGCTGGGTTTGGCACGCCGCTTCTTAAGTTCACAAACCTCAAGGGCGTGCAGATTCACTTAACTGATGACGGCTCGGGCACTGGTAAGACATCAATCGAAATGCTTATCAATTCTATTTTTGGTCACCCGGAAGAAACCATGCTGCTCGAGCAGGACACTTTTAAGTCCAAGATGCACCGCATGGGTACGGTTCAAAACTTACCGATCTGTATTGACGAGATCACCAATATGCCAAATGACGAGGTCAGCAATCTGGCCTACGTGGCTACCCAAGGCCGGGGCCGCAATCGGATGATGTCGCAGTCTAACTCTGAGCGGATCAACAACACGACCTGGGCGCTGATCCTGTGGACCTCCGGTAATCGCAGCGTACATGACGTGCTCTACAGCATGAAGACTTTCCCTGAGGGCGAGCTCATGCGGGTGGTGGAGATCAATATTCCCCGGGACACGACCAAGAGTAAAGAAGAATCAGACGAATGGTACAACGCCATGTTTGACCACTACGGTATCGCGGGTGAGGAGTACATGAAATATGTTGTGGCGCACCAAGACTTAATTAAAGAGCGGATCAAAGAAATCCAGACCCGGTTTGACACGGACGCCGGGCTAACCCAGCGGGAACGGTTTTACTCGGCGCTGGCTGCGGTGGCCCTGGTAGGTGGAATGATTTCTAAAAAGCTTGGCCTGCACGATATTGACATCAAGCCGGTCTATGCCTGGGCGGTGAAGTACTTTTCGACAGTCAAAAACGCCGTTAAACCAAACTCTATGGGGCCGCTGGACCAGCTTGGCACCTACCTCAACGAGCACAACCAAAGCCTGCTGGTCATCAACAGCGAGGTCGATAGC